CCCACTGTATTGTCTACCGTCAGCGATTCGTGTACTGCCGCATTACTGCCCGTTAGTTGAACATCCTGCGTGGTGGGCCAGTTCTGCACCGTGCTATTTACCGCGCCACCCACCGTAAGCGTCCCCTCTACCGCAGTTTTCACCGCGTCCAGGGTTGCCTCCGTAGCGAGGGCCACCACCTGGGCTTGTGTCAACGGCAGAAATGCTGTACTAACAGTATCATAATATTGCGGGATCGGAAAACCATCTTGATCACGGAGAATCGAAGCTGAACCATAACTCATTTAACTAAGCACCTCCTATGGCATAGGCCGCCTGCAAGAAGTAACCCTCGTGTAGCGGGCCTACTGCCGTGTGGCCTGTATATTCCAAATCAATCTCCAGATGATTGCTCATACTCATCGGGTCTTTAATAAACTTAATGTCGTATATGTCCCCGCCGGGTGAAACGTAGCGATCCGCCTCGGTGATGTCCTCTACCGCACAATAAAAACGGTGGTCAGCGAACACAGTCTGCTTGTCCGCCGACAACCGCTCATCCCCGGAGAGGGGTCTTAACCGCCCGGCCAGCGTGTGCTTCGGTTTCCAGTGATATACGGGGCCACCGAACCCCTGCGACGTTTCTACGTATGCCTCGATCCTGTGTCCTGGTGTATAGAAGCGTTCTATGCCTGTGATCATGTGAAACTCACATACCTTCTGATGCCGCCAACAGCGTCATCGGGATAATCGCTTATTCCCGCGCCGGTGGGTGCTTGGAATGAAATGGAATAATCACCGAGGGATTCCGAAGCCACGCCTGCGGAAGAACCGGAAGCCACGCCCGTAGTTAAGTGGTAATGGATCATCTTGATCGCTGTGTATCCCGCGCCGGTGGGGTAGACTGTATTAATGCCGCTGGCCGTTGCTGTAACGCCGGTTGCTGCACCGTCGAAGGCAAGAGTGAGATAACCGACAAAGGTTACGCTGTCCCCTGCGGTGGTCGCATCAAAGAAGCGGCTCAGGCTGTTCTTAATCTTCCGGGCCACAACCATCGCATTGTCGCCGCTTAGCACCGCTACGAGGAAGTCCGTGCCATCTACGGTCACGGTTATATTGCCGTCTGCTGTGGCTGGTGCTGTAATAGTGAGAATATTCCCTACGTCAAAGGGCTTATTGCGTATGTGCAGATAGTCCTCCTCCACGTGCGGGATTATCCCCTCTACGAGTGTTTGCTGTGTAGCGGCCAGACCGAGGATAAGCTGCACTTGCGCCCACGTTGTTATCGACATACCATCACCTCATTACATTTTGGCGTAACCCCGGACCCGCGCCTCGCCGTGTGAATCTGGAACAGTAGATTTTACCTGCAATTTAAAGTAGCGGTAGCTGGCCTCCGCCGCGCTCGCCACCCAACTTGCCGTAGTGTCTGCCGCCAGGGCCGCCTCTGCCTCCAATTCTACAAATGTTACGTTGTCTATAGATGCCATTACCTTCCAATCGATAGAGTTCGCCAGGTCAATATTAGTAATAACAAACACGATGCGGGTCTTGCCCCAACTGTCAACCAGGCCAATGTCTGCATAATCGTTGGTGGTTGCCTGGTCATCCGGGGTGACAGTTACAGGGGCAAGCGTTACCAGGATTTGCGTCTGCCTCATTTCACTCATTTAGTCACCTTCTTCCAAGGCTTCCTTAAGCTCTGCCTTCTTCATTGCGCCATAACCCTTCAGTCCTTTTTCTTTGGCTTCTGCCCGGAGTTCACCGAAGGTCGGTTCCTTTTCAACCTCTTGTCCGCCTTCGTGCCCCGGCTTGGCTTTCCGCCCATCGTCATCACTCCTGTAACCGCTATTCTTGAGCTTCTCGATCAGCTCCGGGTCATCCGTCTCCAGTTTCCCATCCACGAATGGGACGATCCCGTGATCGCCCCACATTATTCCCGTCGTGCCATCGCCGTAGAATATCATCTGCTACCTCCTAAGACCCCAGCAGGCCCGCCGTCCTCAGTTTCGCGAGGATTGCGTTCACTTTATCGCGTAGCTCATCATTTGTCTGCGCTCCCGACATATCCGCTTCTGCCGCCATAGGTAAGGCCAGGTTGTCCACGTTAGAGCCAGACAGTATATCCCGTAGCTCCGGCTGGATGCCCATCTTGCCGCTTAATGCCATTTCGCTTCAACTCCCGATGAAAAGATAAGAGGGAGCGTATGCCCCCTCTCTGATTAACCAATACTACGAACCAATCGTGTGCAGTTCGCCGTGAGCAAATGCAGGCCCATGGTCGAACCCAACGAGGCCGTATACCTGCCCCCGCACACTACCGCCGGAGATGCCCACTTCCTCATAGAAGATCGTCCCTTTGCCGGGAACCTCCTGGAACACAGGCGCAACGACGCTCATCTCCACAAAAGCAATCGAGTTATTAGGCACCAGCCTGGATGTCACAATGCCCACGTTGCCAAAGTCGGTCACGAGCTGTTCCACGTTCACGCCGCCGATGTTGCGGTCAGTAGGTGCATAACCGTAGATACCGGAAAGGACTTGCTTGAGCCTACCACCTACGAACAACACCGGCACATTGAACATAGCCCCTGCGTCATACAAAGCCAGGAAAAATGTCTGCATATCGGCCAGGGTGAGCGCGGTGTTGCCCTGGTCGATCCGTGTGCTGGTAGCACAGATACCGAGTGCCCCGCAGATGCCCCGCGTTTGTGCTTCCGTGGCAGAGGTGGCAGCCGCCTCGTACTGGCCCTGCATAAAAGAAAACTCTACATCACGGGCAATCACTTCCAGCTTACGCGCTACCTGGAAATCTACCTCGTCCTGCACGTTCACGTCAACACTCGCGGTAGCAACGCCGCTTAGGCGGTCCATGCTCGCAATGCGCTTATAGGATACCTGGACCGAGTGGTGATGGATCTGGCAGGTGTTAATAACCTCGGTCCTGTTGATGTTAGCAATCGCGGGGAAGTCCAGCGAATTGTCCTCAGATACAACGTTTTGTGCAGCGGCAGGGAGTGCATAGCCTACGCTACACGGGAAATCAAAGTTCTTCGTGATTAAACCGCCAGTCAAACCACCGCTCATCGTCAGCAGCGGGGTGTTGGTCTGGTCCGCCGTGTAAAGCTCGTTCCGTAAGTCATAAAAACTACTCAGGTCACTGGTTGTTGCCATTTACTTTCACTCCTTCTGTTTTTCCGTCTCTTGGATTTGGCGGGTGAGTCTGATCCTCTCTTGCAGAGGTCTGTTCTCATCCACCGCCTTTTGATACTGCTCCCGCAGTTTGTCGATGCTGGTTGTGCTGGACTGTGCGGAGAACTGCGGCTGGCGTCCTGTTTCCCGGAACCTGGCCTTCACCTGTGCTTCCACCTGGTCAGACATAATGTTATACAGCGTCTCAAGGTTAGATTCCGTAGCGGCTTCGTCCTCACCGACAAAGAAACCCACAAGGTCCTGCGGCAAACCCTTCGAGGTTGCCACGCTGGACGCGTATGCCTTGAGCCTGCTCTGCCGTTCCCGCTGTTCCGCCTGCTGAAGTTTATCCTCCAGCTTGCGGATGCGTTTCTGCTCCTCGGTCTCTGCTGGGTTGCGCTTAACTGCTTCCTCTTCGATGATGCTCTCCAGGTGGTTCTTCTTCCAGGTCTCTAAGCCCTTATTATGATACTTGTCCAGGAACGGTTGCACCGTGCGCCGTTCTTCCGTGCTGGGGTCACTCGCAATCGCTTTCTCCATGTAGCTCCTTACTCCCTCCGGTGTAAGCATTTTACCCCGCAGGTAGTCAACAAGCTCATCGTCCATGCCTTCCTTAACCTCCACAAACTGCATTAACTCTTCGATATTCATTCGTTCTCGCTCCTTTGCCCCGCCCGTCCGTAGCCGGGAGGTGCGTAGATTTGGTAAAGAAAAGAGAGCAACTATTCGCTGCCCTCTAAGTACCCCTTGATGTCTAAGTGCGGAAATTTCTTGCCCAGTTCAAAGTGAATATAGGTTTTCGTGAGCTGGCTCGTGGTTTCGTGCTGGTAGATCCTTCTAAGGATGTCCAACAACTCTGCTACTAATGCCATCTCGGGGAAGTCAATCCGCAAAGGCATCACTCCTTATACCGTTATTTTACCATATATCAGTTATCAATTCTACCCTTTCTCCATTGGTCGTATGTCTTATAACTGCCGATTTCCCCGTGCTTCTCCTCGGATTCCCGGGCCCGCCTTACCTCTGGCCCGTAGCCCTCAATCTCGGCGCGAACGGTGCAGCGGCAGTTAATATCTTCCTCCGGTACACCAAACCCACCGGGTTGTTTCGCCTTGTTGCCGCGGATCTCGAACTCTTCCTCCATGCCCACCTTCTGGCCGTCTAATGACTGGTGGCTATCGCGTGTCCTATCGTCCAGCGTAGAGACCCAAACCTTAACCATCTGCACGCCTTTTTCGTGTGCCTGCTCGAGCGCGTCTACCCGGCCCTCCTGCTGCACCCGGTGCATCTCCGTTTGTGCGATCCGCTGCACATTCGTTGCGCCCACGTCCATGCGCTCCTTGATGTCCCTGGCCACGTCCTGGTATGACTTACCCTGGATAAGCCCCTGGGTTAGCTTCTCCTGGAGCTGCCTGGTTAGACGCGCCTGGTTATCCCGGTTGCGCCGCAGGAACCCTACCCGGTCCAGCGGATTCTCCACGGCCCGCTTGATCACGTTCGGGTTGAGCTGCCCGAACCCCAACTTCGCGGCACACTCGGTTTCTAATGAGAACCCTGCCCGGTAGAAGGATTCCGCGTATTGGTTCGCCAGTCCCGCCTTGAGTGTAGCCGCGTTCTTGCCGGTGAGCTTGCCGATCTCCTTCGCGATAGACTTCTCCAAGTTAGCCAGCCGGTTATACTTCGTCAACTGGTTATAATCCCCGCCGTATTTTTCGTAGGCGATAGTAGAGATCTTCGCGCGTACTTCCTTTAGGCTTAACTGGTAGTTGCGGATCAACCTGCGCTCCACCGCGCTGGCCCCCCGGTCGAGCACCTTCTCGGCTTGCCCCAGCTTACTCGATAGGCTCATCGGCCTCATCCTCTACGGGCTGGTCAAGGTCAACCATACCCTGCGTTTCTGCTTGCATCTGCTCCAGCTCCCAAGCCGGATCCTCGATGAATGACAGCATACTAAGCCGCGTCTGCTCGGAAACCTGGCCCCTTAGCTTAGTAGTGGTCTCGGCCTCATCGCCCAAATTAAGCGGGAAGTTGCGGGTAAACTGAAAATCAATATCCATGTAGTCCAGCGGTAGCCCCCGTTTCACCCAGGCAGAAGCTAATATCTTGAACTGTTGCCGGAGTGCCGCTGTAAACTTGCGCTCCGCCGTAATGCACTTACTTTCCAGAGCCAGCATCTTGAAGCGTAACGACACGCCGGATTGGTTGCCCGCAAACTGCTCATCACCGAAGTTCACACTCTTACTGAAGCGCATGATGTTCTCTTCCAGCCGGTCTAAGTGGTGTTCCACCACGTTATCGTCCAGCATCTTTGTCACGAACTCCATCTTGCCTTCCTTGTCGGGGAAGTTGAACGCGCCGGTTTTCTTTGCCCGCAGCAGCGTTTCTTCGTCCACCTCAATGCCGTAGAAGGCCATATACGCTAAGCGGAACTGTTCAATCTCGCTGTTCGCGTCGCTTAGAATATTGTCGTAGCCATCAATGAGTGGCAGCACCTTCTCACAGTCACCTTGCTGCTCCTCATTGTTGGCAAACTGCACCAACGGCACATAATCAAAGTTGTGCGGCACCGGGTTGGGGTCCTCGTAATCGTCTAACCTAAAGTCCCCGTCCGGGCGGTTCTGCACGTAGTAAGTTATTCGGTCATCATCATACCACTCCACGCGGTTCACGTTCTGCCATTCGCCCTGCGTGTTCTGGCGTCTTACCTTGTAGTAGCGCATCCCGTAGAGCGGTTCATCCATACCGGATTCATAGAGCAGAATCGCCTCCCACGGCGGCACCAGCACGACACGCTCGTTACCTTCCCGGTCAACGTAGAGCAGCCGTGCCGCTGTGCCGGTGATCGCGGCCTTCTTTGCGGTTTCGCTGTCCACGTCAGGGACATTGTTACGCTTGATGAAATCGTCCATCGCTTCCGTTAGCTGTTCGTAACGGTCCTGCTCCGCGTCGATGATGTAGCTGATCGGCTTCCCCGCGAAATAGCCTACCTTCGTGTCCACAATGTCCGAGAAGAAGTCGTTGTTCAGCTTATTGTTAATCTTGGTTATATCCTCGAATTGGCGCGTCAGGATCGGCACACCTTCTAAGGTGGCCCGGTAGCGTTCATACAAGCCCACCATCCGCTCGTGTGCGGGGTAGTGGCCTTCGATCAAGCCCTTGAGTATATCACCGTCCACGCCTTCTTGCCGCTCGATCTGTTGTAAGGCCACCTCGATGTAGTCCATGCCAACACCCCTTTAGTAAATATTTACCCCGGCGGTGAGCTTGCGTTCCACCATCTCATCTTCGTAGGCGTATCTCAAAGCGTCGATAATATGATTATCACGGTCCACCGGCACCGGCAATGTATTCCCTTTCGCGTCCTCTTTCCATTTGTAGGTAAGAAACTCGTTCTTCGTGTGCTGGCATTTCACATCGATAACGATCTCCTGCCGCTGCAACCACTGGATGCCGAAGTTGACGCTGTCCTTGCCCTTCTTCGCACCCCTGGCGGTTACGCCGAAATTCTTTAACTCCTGGATGGACTTCGGCTCCGCGCTGTCGCACACCACCGGCTGCCGGTCGATCACACCCTTGACGTAGTCGGCNAAGATGTCGTTCGTCAATTCATGCGCGTATATCTCGTCCAGGATGTAGATAATGCCGCGCTTCTTGTCGTGTGCTGTATGCACTAACGCCGCCGGGTGGCCGCCGTAACCAAAGTCGAGGCCGTTCTTGAACGTGGCGAAATGTTCGCGCTGCTCGCTCAAGTCCTCTACGCGCCAGTTCTTGAAGATGACTGCGCCTAAGACGCCCCAGTTGCCGTAGGTGTAAACGTCCCGGAAGTACGGGTCGGTCTCGTTCTCCAGGGCGTAGATGTCGTCTGGCTCCAGGAAGGCGTTGTGCGTGTAGATGGTTTTCAGGATGGAGAGGTGGTCATCTTTGTATTCCCAGCCGCCGTCCTGCCAATGCTTGAAGTATTCCTCGTAGATCCAGTGTGTCTGCAGGATCGGGTTAAACGACAGGGTAAGCCGCTTCTTCGCTTTCGACAGCCCCCGGAGCCGCTTGTCCAGTTGCTTGATGTCGTCGCGCTCGGTCTCAGTAGCTTCCTCAGTCCAGACATCCGTAATAACGCCCTTCGCCGGGGTGATGCTCTTAATCTTCTCTACGTCGTCTAAGCCAGCAAACAGGATCTGGCAGCCGTTCGGCTTGCAGGTGATCACCAGGTCGGACTTGTTGACGTTAAACTTGTCGGCCAGGTCCGCTTCCTGGATGGCCTTGACAATCTCGTTAAAGACGCTCGCCCTGGTCGTCCTGGCCACGTTGCGCACGACAAGGTAGTTCCTGTCGCCGCGTATCACGTCAAAGACGGCCCGCTGTGCCAGGAACACACTCTTGCCCGAGGATGAGCCGCCGAAGAATATCTGCGTGCGGGGCGTGTCCGCGTCNAGGTAGGGGTCGTAGGCCCGGTTGATCTGGAATTCTATGTCCATAGGTTACACCCGTTTGATGGTAATGTTGATGTCGCTGCGCTCCGCTTCCGTGGCCTCGCCCATAAGCAGCATGTCCAGCTTGACCAGCCGCTCCGCGTCCTGGATGGTCTCCACGTCTACCTTGCCATTTTTGAGGTTTTCCACAAACTTAGCCATCGCCGCCTTGATAATCTTGCGGTAGTTCGCCTTCTCGTTGACAATGGTATTATTTGTCTTTTTCTCCAGCAGGCGGGCGTTTTCCATATCACGCTGCTCGATGCGCTCCTGCCATGCAAAGGCTTTGCTCCAGCTTTTCAGTG